AATCCCCGGTCTTGGAGTCGGATTACAACATCCGAAACGATTCGTACATCTACACGGTTCGCCAAAGCTTCGCAGCAGCGGTTATCGAGCATCGCGGCATCTTCGCTAATCGTGCGTAGTGTCGATTGAAATCTAGCCCCTGGGCGATTGCTTGGGGGCTTTTTGGGACGGCAACAAAATTCACAAAACAGGAACATAAGAACATGGGCGACATGCGCGACTTTCAGATTTTTTACGATGACTTCAACGGGGCGGTAGCAACCTTCCCAACTTCGGCAGACCCGGCAACCGCTTGGCTTGTTGATGACACATCATCCTCCGGGGCTCCGACCTACTCCAAGGGTACGAGCGAAGCGACCTTGACGCTTGCATCCACCAGCGAAGTCGAGAACGTCTGTTTGCACTTCAACGATGCACTGGACTTCGATATCGACCTGATTCAACGTCTTGAGATGCGGGTAAAGATCGGGGCAGCTACCTTCACCAGCGGCTCGATTCTTTGCTTTGGTCTTGGCTCGGCTCGAAACGACACCGCTAACGACGTAGCGGCCAATGCTTGGTTTCGCATGGAGGGCGCAAGCAGCACAACGCTTGTTTACCTTGAGACCGACGACGGGGTCCGCGACAACGATGACATTTCCAGCGGCGTGACCCTTGGGACCACGTACAAGGAATTCGTGATCGACTTCACCGGCGGCAAGAGCGATGTTAAGTTCTACATCGACGGCCAGCGAGTCGGCGCGACAACCACCTTCGATATGAGCGGCTATTCCTCGGGATTGCAACCGCTTGTTCAGTTGCAAAAATCGTCTAGCGCCAACGTCGATTCGGTTGTTGTCGACTACTTCAAGGTGACTTGCAAGCGAGCCTAATCGATGAGCTTGCACGATACCATCATCGAGGATGCCAAGAAGGTTTTCGCCAACCCGCAAGACTTCGCCGAATCGGTCGTTTACTACAAAAGAAACGGTCGGTCGAGGAAGATTGACGCGGTGGTTGTGCGAGACGATTCCTTGCAACTTCCAGAGGCGTCAGACCTAGTGACCCCACGGTTTACGGTCTACGTCTCGAATGATGAATCGGAAGGCATAGAGAGCAAAGAGCTAGACCTCGGCGGGGATCAAATTGGACTATCTCCCCGAGTTGGCGAACCAGCGGAGCGGCGGTCTATTGTTCGGCTTGTTGAGCATGATGAAGGGATGTTGGTTTTAGAGTGTCGCTAGCAATCATCGAGTTAATCGCGGTCGAATTAGAAACCAGGCTATCGGCTATGGTTGGCGATTCGACTACGTACCCAACCGATGTTCAAGAAGTCAAGCGACCTACTCGATTCGCAAACTACACGCCGATGGATCGCCAGATCATCATGACCCAGGGAGTTCAAAACGAAGTCCCCGAGTTATCCTGTCCGGGCAATCCTCCGGCGGTTGCACTGGCTCAGCAGTTCAATATCCGGCTAGTTTTGATGCCCTCAGAGCGAAGCCAAGACGCAATCGACACGCTACTGAATCAATTCGGGTCGGATGTTCGCAAGTGTATCTGTACCCCGGCCAGCTCCTGGCACACGTTCGGCGGCAACGCTTTGTTTGCTACCTTCGGAACCAAGATCAACTTTACATCCGACGGCGGTATCGACGGCGCGAACATGCAGCTAGTCGTAACCTATAGAGTCGATGAAGACGATCCGACGGTGAGGCGATGATAATCGACATCCAGGCACACGAAGAAAAATCGAAGCTAGCAGCCGAGCGGGTAATCAACTACGCCGACGGACTAGAGAAAGCTTTTAGCAATCGCATCGAGGAAGCCACCAAGGAAACAAGGCGGCGAACCGAACGCGAAATACAGACAGCAATGGCCGTCGAGCGGGCCGAGGAATTGAGGGCCTTTTGCGTCGACGAAAAGCTAATCGACAACGTACTGGCCAAGGAATCGATTCTGAAAATCGACGACACGTTTACCGTACCGCTTCGGGCATTCAAAGCACGCCAAACCGTCGAAGGCGTCGAGATTGAATTCGTTCGAGGCACCCCGGCGATGGTATTCGATGGGGCTTTCGGGCCGAAGATTCCGAAGCTCGGCAAAAACATTTACAAGCGACTCGGACGGGCTCGATTCCCAATCCAGAAACTAAGAGACTTGCAAGCAACCAAGATCGAGGGCGTCAAAGATGCTTTTGATCGCGGGGCGGCTCAAGCTAAATCGATAATGACCCGCAAGCTCAAAGAAGCCAAACAGGACGCAAACGACATACTCGGAAGGGACAAATATGTTACTTAGAAAAAAGACCGTTTTGGGTGCTAAGATCGAATCGACCGTAGGGACAGCCGAAACCATCGCGGCAGCGGATTGCACGGTCAATGCTTATGACCTTACGATTAACCCCGAATTTCCTTTTGAGGAGCGACAAGGGCAAGGCGGTTTCGGTCGCTTGTCGTCCGTTCCAGGGGCCAGAATCGGCAGGGCTACATTCTCGGTCGACTTGGCCTATGATGGTTCGGCAGTCCCGGCATGGGCCAGCACTTTCCTCCCGGCTTGCGGTGTGGTTCTCTCGACGGCAACCTACTTCCCAAAAACCGAAGTTCCGGCATCGGGCAGCAGCGTAAAGACCCTCACAATTGCGGGGTTCTTCGATGGGGTCCGGCGGCGTATTTACGGGGCAGTCGGTAATGCCCGGTTCATCCTGCCGACCGGTAGAATGGGGCGGGTCGAATTTGACTTCCAAGGGGTCTACGGTGACGAAGCAGACGATGCGATTCCAAGTTCGATCAACTACGTCAACACGCTACCGCTTCGCGTTGCAGGCGGTGCTACGTCTTGGGCGTCGACGAACATCTGCCTTGAATCGGCAACGATCGATCTGGGCAACGTGATTACCGCTAGGGAATGCTCGACCTCGGCGGCAGGGGTCGATAGCTTTGTTATCACGGATCGCAATCCGCGAATTACTGGCAATCCTGAATCCAAGTTGATTGCCACTCAAAACCGATACAGCCAATTCCGCGACGGGACAGAGGCTAGCCTTTCGTTTACTATCGCGGGACCAACAACCTCAACGCTTGTATTTACAATGCCCAAGGCCCAACTAGTAGCCAAGCCAATGGGCGAGCGAAACGGTATTATGACCGATCAACTCGAATGGCAAGCAAACAAGAACGTAGACGCTTCGGACCAAGAATTTTCAATCGCTTTCAACCATGCAGCCTAGTACATTTGCAGACAAAATCGACGGGTGTGATATCGAGTTTACCTTGAATCGCTTAAAGTTCCGAAAGACCGAGCAGGTCTTGGGGCTTATCAGCGATTTCAGGGAATCGACCGAACCAAAAAAACAGATGGCAGCGATTCGCGAAGCCGTCTCGATTTGCTTGGCCGGTTGGAGTCTCGACAGGCCCATAAGCGATTGGGACGAAGAAATCGAAGTTGCCGACGCGGTGAAGCTTGTCAGTTGTTGCCTGCGCGGCAACTCGGCTAGCGAAGGTGATAAAAAAAAATAAGGACAGCCGCATTCATCCGATGCGGCGAACTATGCAAGTCTTGCACTCGAAATCAATGCAACAACAAGCCAAGCAACGACCTCCCGTTGATGCTAGCCTGTCCAGGTTGCGACGAATCTGGGTGCGATGCTTGCGATGGTCGAGGTTATTTTGAGATTGTCGATTGCCCAAAGGATTACGTAGGGCATCGAGTCAGTACAGCGGCTAACCTTGCGGCTTGGGTCTCGAAAGGGGTCTTGCCAGAGGCAGGCGGGATTTACGATCAAGACGCTTGGTTTGTTTCGGTGCAAAATGCACTCGAAGCAGACGTAAACCGAATCGAAGAACAAAGGCGGAAAAATGGCTGACGTGGAAGTGACACTTGGAGCAAAAAACGAAGCTTCGGCGGTGTTGCGTCAGTTCTCGACCGAAGTGACGCAAACGGCTCAGCAAGTCGAATTTTCGATCCGTGGCCTAGCTCAATTGGCAGGCGTGACGGCAGCGGTGATTGGAATCGTCGAAGCGGGGCGGGCCATTGTGGGCTTTGCATCGTCTTCGGTCGCAGCGTTCGATGACCTTAACCGCTCATCGATCAAACTTGCCGAGACTGTCGCTCTAATCCCAGGGGCAGGCAAGGCGGCATCGGATGAAATGGTCAAGGTTGCCAATAGCCTTGAGCGACTGACCAACGTCGATTCGGGACGCATTCAAGACCAAATGGCTCAAGCATTGCGGCGCGGCGAAACCACTGAGCAAGTAGACGACTTAGCGAAAGCGGCTTTAGGTTTATCGCGAGTATTCGATCGAGACCTATCCTCTGGCATGAGAATGGCCGAAGACGCGGTTAAAGGGAACTTTGCAGCGTTCGAGGGGCTTATCCCAAACATCAACGAACTAGCCACAGCAGAAGAACGGCTTGCGGCGGTCAGTGAACTGGCTACCAAGGGGCTGTTGAATAAGGCTGAGTCGGCAAAGCACGCAACCGAAGCAAGTGACGCGCTAAAGGTGGCGGCGCACAATCTTTACGAGGCTTTCGGGGCTTTGCTTGCCCCGGTTCGAGATGTTGTCTATCGAGGCTTTGCGGTGGCCTTCGAGTTTATTCAA